CTAGGTTCCACTCATCTTTTTCTTTGTGTGGTAGAACTTTAATCTGACTCATTGGGGCTAAAGGACTTTGTGCTTGTGATGCATTGACAATGGAAAGTAATTCCCATTCTTCTAACAATTTAGCTATGGCGTTCCTTCTAGCTATATCGTTTTCTGTTATTGATGATTCTTTTCCGTCTAATGCGAATAATTCTTTAAAATGAACCAGATAGTATCTACCTCTTTTGTGAAGAATATGACAAGATTGATAAAGCGTTCTGTCTTTCCTAGACGCTACTCCTATTCTTGTTAATGTCTCTCTAATTTTTAGAAAGTCATCATTTTCTTTGAAAGAGATTTCTAACATATTATCTATGTCATAACTCATTTCACTCCACCTTTATTCATTTTTTTCCTTAAATACTCGATTTCTCTATCTGATAAAATATATAAATATTCTTCTGCTTTTGCTCGAGCTATTTGGTAATACTCCATAACGACATTCAAATCGTCAATCTTTTCAGGTTTAATCCATTTGGCAAACCTTTTTCGTTTTCTAATTGTATTTAGTAAATAATGATATTGTAAACGAGCTGAAAGTTCAAATCTTCGATTCATTTCATTAGCATATAAAAGACAATCTTGATGATAAGAAAGAGCACGATTAATTAAATAAGATTCATACTCTGACTCATTCAAGTCATTCATTATATCTTCTTTTGTATATGTTATAGATTTAACAAAATCAAACGGATTCATCTAATGTCTCCCAAGGAAAAACTATCCAGGAACCATCATGTATATTAGCACAAGAAACATTAATATCATTGTCTTTTCCGAAAAGACAAAAACCAAATACTTCACTTTTTGGTTGCCAATACTTGACTAATTTAATTACTTTATTCATAGTGAAACCTGTATCGTAAATATCATCTACAATTAAAATTCTTTTTGTATCTTCATTTAATATATTATATATTGGATATGGCATTTTATCTGCTCCATCTCTGGTCTGTAAACCTACAATAGACATAGGTACTTCAAACACATTTGATACATGGGCAGCCATTCCTACACTACCTCTATATATTCCAACTACATGATCAAATTCTAAAGCTCCAACTTCATGCATATCATGTTGATAATCAATCCAATCATAATAAATTTTATCGTCTTTTCTATACATCTAACCTACTCGGCCAATATTCTCTCACTTTTTGTGGAGCTCTTTGTCTTGGCAACCAATATTTTGTAAATTCTTCATAATTATTGATACTAGATAAACCAGTTTCATCATGTGGTTTAACTTTTCTTCTATTTAATTCGTCCATGAAATGTTGAACTGTATTTGTAACCCAATACCAAACTAATAATCTATAAGCATCTTCTCCACCAGGTCTAATAAATTTTCTTTCTTTATCTTTATTATGAACTGACCATTTCGTAGATTCATTAATAATAAAATCAGAATCAGTTACACCAAACTCTGCAAACGCTTCTCTATGATCATTTAAAATATCATCAATTACAGGTCTCAAATCATTATCAACAATATCTTGTAATAGTTTCTTTGATCTAAACGGAGCTTCTAATGTAATTTGATTATAATTCTTATCTCTATATCTTGAAAAAAACCAAGATGAAGCATGTGAACTAGAATCATAAGACAAGTTATCTATGAAATCAAAGTACCTAGGACTGATTATGAACGGCATGAGAGCATTTGGATTGCCTACGCCTAGTAAATGTATGTTCTTTCTTAATGAATCTGGTACTTGATACTCTCTTGCTGCATATATCATTTCCATTCTATGTGCAAAGTGATTACCATTACATTGTGAACCAAGAGATATTCCTGTACACATTGTTTCTATTTCTTCATCATCTAATCCATCACAAATAACTTCAATATATTTTCTCCAAGAATCAACATCTTGACCTTGTGATATTAACATGATTTTAGCTCTAGAACCTTCTTTCTTAAAAACTTCTATTTGTCTTTTGACATTATCTCTAGTAGCTATAGCTGTCTTTTCTAAATCTTCTCTAACAAATCTTCTACCTGTAATATCGGCTTTCATAGAATTACCACCTGTCATTGACATATCAAATTCAATAGGAATTTCATCAAAGATCATAGCTACATCACAATACTTAGCTTGATGATGATAAATCTTATCTTTTACTTCTGGTGTAATCCCACTTTTCATTCTGGATAATTGTAATCCACCAGAGTCAGCAAAGATTCTATGCCAAGAATGATTCATTGTATCATTCATAGTTACACCATGTGTTCTTTCAGTATGAGCATTAAAGAGTATAGACATATTCTGATAATCATATTTTTTATTCATGTCTATAATCTTTTGATTCATGTGATGAATATATGGTGCAGCAACTTTTGGATTATAATAGAGATCATCTATTCCCATTGTTAGTCCTGATATTACATATTCAAACTTCATCTTTAATTCCTCACAGCTAATTGCATAAACTCATTTCTTAATTTACCATCATCAAAGAAGCCAGCACCAAGTCTTGATGTTGTCATACTTGAATTCTGATCATTACAACCTCGTGCTTTAACACAATAATGGTCTGCTTCTAATAACACAGCTACATCAGATGTTCCTAAAACATACTCTAATGCATAAAATATTTGTTCATTTAATCTTTCTTGAACTTGTGGCCTTCTAGCAAAGAAGTTTACAATTCTATTTAATTTAGATAATCCAACAACTTTACCATTTGGAATATAAGCTACTTGAGCCATTCCAGAAATATTTTGAAAATGATGTTCGCACATTGAATGAAAGGTTATATCTCTTTGAATAACCATTGAATCAAATCCCATTTTATTATCAAAAAGTGTACATCTAGGAAAATTATTATAGTCTAAACCATAACATAATTCATTTACCCACATTTTAGCTACTCTATCAGCTGTTCCACTAATTGAATCATCTTGAGTATCAAGTCCTAAAACTTGAATAATTGTATGCATACTAGCATCAATCAATTCTACTTTTTCATCTCTACTTAATTTATTTTCATCAACAGGAGTTTCTACTCCATTTGCAATAAGATAATCTCTTACCTTTAATCCTAATTGTCTATCCGTTTTCATAATTTATATTCCTTCACTCTTAATAAATGATTTGATTGTTCACGATATTGGTCTACAAGAGAATATTTTTCTGTTTTCTCTAAAGCAGCAACAATATCTTTATCTTCTCTACCACGATAACCCCCATTGAATATTTGAAGTAATACTTCATCTAACCAAGGAGCTTCCCATGGATTTTCTTTAAAATAACCATCACTTGTTATAATTCCATTATTCTCTAATGCTACCCATTTTCTAAAACAGGCCTTACAATGTCCACAATGTTTTTCATCACCTTCATAACAAGAATATGATTTTAATAAAGCTTCTTCTGTTCCGTCCATTTCAAGAAATTCAAATACAAGTTGTGTTTTTGTTCTATCTTTAAATGGTGAGCTAATACTAAATTTTCTTTCTTCTGTCCAATGTTGTTCTGACCACATATGGTCTAACAATGTTGTCATGTGGCTGTAAAAGGCTTCATCTTTGTCGAATGATCTATCTCCATAAACAGAACCTAACCAAATCGTTTCTCCATAATGAGAAGCTAATAATACAAGATGTGCATTTCTATTTGGAATGATCGCATCGTCCCTTTCGTATCTACCCAAATCAATGACATTATCAAGAAAAATTATTTCTTTATCTGGAAATGATTCTCTTTCTCTAGCATCATAAGCTGAGTTCATACTGATATTTAATAATACATCTGGTTTAAGTAAATGATCTATGATTAAACTATCCATTCCACCACTATATAAAAGAACAGTTTTATTTTTATTCTTCTCTTTACCTTTTGTAATCATTTCTGTCATTTTATCTTCCTTTTATGTTGTTCTATGTAGAGTATTGCTTTTTGTAATAGTTCTGTATCATCATCAAATCTCCCTAACCCAATATTACAGTTATTACAAATCCACCCTCTAAAAGTAGAATCTGTGTGATCATGGTCAAGAGTCCAAACCGATCTATCATTCCACTTGTTATTATTTTTTAATTCTTCTTCCGTTTTATTACAAATAAGACAGCTATAATTTGGATCGACTGGCTTTGGATTCTCTTTTATCAACTTTAATCTTAAATTATTTTTCTCATTTGCACATTGTTTACATTCTGTTCTGTATGATTTACCAACTTTTGGTTCTCGAAAAGTAAATTCAGATAAGGATTTTTCCTTACCACATTTTGAACAAACCTTACTCTCTACTTCTTCTGGACCATATAAAGTATTTACAAACATATTATCTTCCTATTTCATTTCCCCAAATATAACAATGTACTCTGGCTGATACATTATATCCTCTATCCATTGTTTGTTCAGCGATCATTGGAGCTATATCATCTTGTGATTCTTCTGTAGCACCTACTGGCATAATCCAAATTGGATACATAACTCCTGAATGTCTGAATGATGCTACTGCATCTTCTATTTCATCCCAAGATTGATCTGTTCCATTACATACAAATTTTAATTGACCTTGTGGGTCTTTAGAGCCTTGATATTGATTAAACCTTCCACAAGCATCTTGATATCCTTTTACAATATCAGGACATATTCTATCTTTCTCTCCACTTGTACTCCATATCTTTGGACTTACTGAAAAGAAATATTCAACACCAGCAATACTGTCTGCTATAATTCTATTTCTTAATTCATCTATTATAGGTCTTGTACCATTTGTTTCAAAAGTAATGTTTGTAATTGCATTATCATATTTTTCTCCATAATAACCCCATTCATTCTCAGCTTTAAATAATTCTTTTATTTCGTGAATAACTTTTACAATATTCTTTTGTGCAGCTTTCATCATCGGCTCACCACCTGTAAAAGCTATATGAGTTTTACTATCGTACATCATATCATATAATTCTTTTGCCACTTCATCAGGTTCACCTTTTCTTTGAAGTTTAGCAAACTTCTTTGACCAAGAATAAGATGAATCACAGCCATAAGGAAATACAGGTAAATCTTCAATTTGTTTTACATCAATTAAATCAATATCTTTATAAGGTAAAATATAAGTATCAGGATCGGTAGGATCCTTTTGTCCAAATCCATTACACTCTAAATTACAGCCAAACATTCTTAACCATACAGTTGGAACTCCTGTGTAAACACCTTCTCCCTGTATGCTTCTAAATATTTCTGAATATAGCATTATATTGGTAAGTCTCCTCTTAAAATTTCTTTATTGACTTCAACTAATGTTTCAAAATCAAGTCTATCTGGATTATCTTGTGGATAATATATAGCACTATTCTTTTCTGCTTCTATATGTTCACTACTAATAACCCAACATCTACCTTTATATTTTTCTTGAAGAATTGAATCAACATATTCTCCAACCCATTCAGCTAACCCTTCACTACTGATTAAAGGAAATGTTTGTAATTTACATTGGCCTTGTTCATCTAATTGTCTAAATGTAGAAATTAAAGGATCATCAGATTGAAGAATAACTGTATGATCAAACCATTCTTGTAATTGTCTTTTAACATCTTTCAATCCCCCAAAGTCAACTACAAAACCTTGTCTGTCTAAATTCTTACACCCAAATACAAATTTAAATGATCTACAATAGCCATGTAGTAGATAACAGTCTGTATCAGACTTATGATTACGATAAGCACATGGCCCTATCTCTTTAAAATATTTTGTTGATTGATATATCATTTAATTTTACACTCCATCATTAACTCTGTTAAACATGCTACCATATTTAACTCTTGATCAGCTACAAAAGCTGACTTATATGTATAATCAGATAAGATAATAATAGCTTGTGGAACACTATTGTTTTCCATTTTTGTAAAAAAACTATCGTATATCTTTCTATAAATTGCTTGTGGATCATTATGAATATTCAAGCCGACCCATTTTCTCATTTTAGAAAATTCTTTTCCTTTGACGAAGCCTAACAATTCGTTTAAACTTTCATCATCTAAATTGGCGAGAATCCCGCTGTCTATTTTTCCTGAAGCTGAGTACTTTTGTATCTCATTCAACATCCTTCGGAAATCGGGGAAAAACTTATTAACTACTTCTACAACTACCTTTTCATTATAATCTATATTTTCATCAGTAAGTATTTGCAGGATTCTCTGAAATATTTGATTCGCGATCTGTGGTTTTTGACTACCTTCAATCGTGAAATCTATTACACTACATCTTGAATGCAGTGGCTGTATAATTCTGTTTTTGTAATTACAAGTAAAAATAAACCTACAATTCTTTGAAAATTCTTCTATGAATCCTCGAAGCGCAGGTTGTGTTGATTGTGGGTTAAGATAATCAGCTTCATCTAAAATAACAATCTTTGGACCACCTTGTAATGATATTGTTGAAGCAAATTGTTTTATCTTAACTCTTAATGTATCAATATTTCGTTCTTCTGATCCATTGATAAGAATAAAATCTGCTTCTAACTCATTGCATAATGCTTTAGCTACTGTTGTCTTACCGACACCAGAAGTTCCACACAATAATAAATTTGGGATTTCTTTGTTATCTACAAAGTCTAAAAATATCTTTTTTGTTTCTGTTGGCAGAATGCAATTATAAATATTTCTAGGTCTGTATTTCTCAACCCATAGAAATTCTTCTCTCATTACTAACCTTCGTTATAATTTGAATCTGGTTCTAATGCTATAAAGTATTCTACGGCTTGATGCCTGTTTGTAAATTGTGCAATACCTTTTGATGATACAAAAACTGTATAATCACCTGGTATCACTTTGACATTTTCCATTCTTAAAAACATTTCGTAAGTAGAGCCATTACCTTGAGCTACTGTTTTACTAAAGACATTAGATGTTGAATTCTTTTTATCTTTAACAGTTAGAACAACTGTGGAACCATCACTAGACAATACCATGTCTGGCAATGATAAAACAGAAGAAGCCTTGAGTAATGAGTCTAAAACACCTTCATCAATATCAAAACTAATTTCAGGATCAGGCATGTTAATATCTTTTTGTGGAGATATTACCATTTGTGGATCAGCATAATAATACTGAACTGTATTGTTGCCTTCTGAAACAGTTACCTTTTCTGCATTGAACTCAAAATCTGGAGTATCAAATAAAGATACAGCTCCGAGATATTCTGATAAATCATAAATTGAATGTTCTTTATCAAAATTTTCAGACACTATTGCTCTTGCAAAAATGTTTTTCATGGCTGATACAGTTTTCAGTTCGTTTCCTTCTTTAACTGTCAACCCTGAATTGATTGTTGAAAAATTTCTTAATATATTAAGAGTTTCTGGACTTATATTCATTGGTTTCACTTTCCTCATTATTTAATTTATGCACATGAAGTGCAATTATGCCATAATGTAAAACTTTCATAAGATCGTTTTTATTATGACCATCTTTTTTACCGTAACGCTGAGCATATTTGAGAATGTTTCCTATACAGAAGCCTTCTCCATGTCCACCGTCAATAATAAATTCCGTAGCTTGAAATTTGTTTTTGTTATAGTGTTGACTATATGTTTCTGATATATATTGTTCAAGCTCGTCAATTAGTATATCTTCACTAAATTTATAATCAATTTTTTCACTCATATATCTATTATAACAGCAATTGCTGTATTGTCAAGTTTTATCCGCCTTTACCACCATTGAAAGGTTGAAAAGTTTTTTCTGGTTGTGGCGGAGTAATTCTCTTTGCATCTTCAATATCATCTGATTCATCATATTCTGTTGGATGCCAAATTGGTTCTAATTCATCTTGCATTATTTCTGATTCAGATTTTCTATCGTACTTTGTCTTATCTTTATGCGTACGCGGCTTATGAAATTTATCCATATTCTTTTTTACTGGATTTGTTTTATTTTTCATAATGAATTTCTTCCCATAAGAAATATTTAAGTCTTGATTGAGCTATCTTATAATACTTTTTATCTAACTCAATTCCTATATAACTACGATCTAAATTATCTGCTGCTAGACAAGCTGTTCCACTTCCCATTGTAGGATCACATACAAGATCACCTTCGTTAGTATATGTTTTTACTATATATTCAGCAAGAGCTATAGGCTTTTGAGTAGGGTGAAGTTTCCCTTCACTTTCAGCAGTTCTAAAATATTGTATTGATCTAGGATATCTTCCTCCTTCTGACTTTACTTCTACTGCTACTTGACTTCCATATACTGCAGTATCTCTTAATGCAGTTCCTCTTTCATATGCATCACCTGGTGCCATTTGTGGATTATATACTGGAGGCTTTTTATAAAAAACACAAATACTTTCATGTGCTCTCATTGGTTGTTTTTTAACATTTAAGTAACCAGTTGCTTTTGATTTTTCCCAAATCCATTCATATTTAAAAAATTCTATTTGAGAATTAATTAGAGTTGTTGTAAAAGGTTGTGCAGCATGTAATACAACTGCAGCATTTGGTTTCGATATTTTCCAAACTAATTTCCACCATTCATCTAAATCTATTACTGTATCCCATTTACATTGTGTTGTTCCATAAGGTAAATCACAATACAATAAGTCTACTGTACCTTCTTCTATTTTATTCATTGCCTCTAGGCAATCACCTAACCACAATTCTTCCATTATATATAATCTTTTCCTCTAATCCATTTACCATGACAAACACATTTAAACGGCTCAGCCATTGATGATTCTGTTGTTTCATAATCAAAAGTAAGTTCTTCTCCATACAAAATATCTTTTAATGCATAGACTAAAATCTTCGCATCGTTATCAAATTCAATTTCTGTATTTGGATTACAATGATGATTTATTTTGCCTGCCATAAAGTTTTCTATATGTAAATTCTCAAACATTTGAATTGAAGTTTTAGTTGGTTCTTCTCTTATTTCACCTCTCAATGAAAGAATTAATTCATGTTCTTTATACGATCTATTTGCAAATAGACCATAATTGTTACGCGGCCAGAAATCAGTTGTAAGCGGTTTAACTTCAACTCTTGTTTCATCTACTATATTATCTTCTAACCAATCATTCATAATTCTTTTATAGCTTTTAAATGTTTGTTTACTTCTTTTGTTTTTAAATATCCAATTACATCTGCACATATTGCTGTATCATAAACTATAATGCCATGTAGTTCTACAGCTAATTCCCAAAGTCCTAGGTGACTACCATAGCTACCCTTATGACATATAACACTAGCACCATATCCATTTGGAAACTTATATCTTTTTTGAATGCCTTCATAAAAATCATTAAGCTCTGTTCTGTATTCTTCAAAAGGATCAGGTTGATGTTTCATTAACATCTTTTTTGTTTTTGTCATTACTTTATTAAATTTCTTATCTCTTTCTTCTAAAATATTCATAATCTAATCCTGGTGGAGCTGAGAGGGCTCGAACCTCCGACCTACTGGATGCAAACCAATCGCTCTCCCAACTGAGCTACAGCCCCTTATTTTTTTTATCCAATTTCTCATAACAACTCATACAAAATTCTGGTAGTGGTTGAATAAACTGTTCACTATCGAATGAAGGTCTGCCTATCATATCTAACACTAACATATATTCAACATCTTCTTCAATATAAATTCCACACTTCCAACACTTTGCAGGGCCGAAATGTTTATCTGCTTTCATATTAATAACTCAATACTTCGGGTAGAAAATGCCACAAGGCTGTGAAGCCACCATAAATCATAGCCCCCACAAAAATACCTAATCTTTGTTCACGCCAGAGCCATGATAGTAAAATCAAAAAAACAACTATACTTATATCTGCGATTAATACATTTGTATAATCGGTTGTCCAAACCATTTCTGTTTTTTTAATCATCTTGAGAGAACCACATTCTAATTAAATAGACTCTTATTACAGCAACTACTGTAAATCCAAATGTCATAAAAATTGATGTAGTAAGAATATTTAATTCTAATAAATCAATAAAGAGATATAAAAAAACAATACTAATAGGCCAATTTATAATAAACCCTGTGCCTACTGTAACTAATGCTTCTTTAAGTGCTTCTCTCTGTTTCTGGTTCATTATATACTACTTCCATAATTTCTTCGAATACTAGTCTAAAATCGTCTAGCTTCAAAAAACTCATGTCTTTTTTCACTTGATGCATTCTATAAATGTTATAGGCATCTTCTAATTGTTTTTCTAAATATAATATCATATCATAATCTTAATAAATCTGGCGGGATGGAGCTTCTGTCTATACATAAAAAGTATAAATAAAGTGAGCTTTTTGTATGTCGAGCTCCTGTCCCTCGCCCGAGGTAATTAACCCCCTATTGTTGTTTAAAATATTTAAGTTGTCTTATTGCTTCATAAGCAATATATCCCATTAAAGCCCATAGGCCTACATTAACTGCAAAGTATAATGTGTTTAACGGGAACCAAAATAAGTTATATAAAAATTCCATTAAAATGTATCCCTCACTATTGTTTTGCTTTTTGTATAATCAAAAGGCTTTGAAATTATGTATGGGTTTCTTCTTTTTGTACCAACCCAAGTAAAATGACTTTGTGCCATTGCTGGCGTAACATTAAAGGACCAATTTTCTATTGATAATCCTTCTCTATCAAATAAATCCATTTGACCATCTTTTGGTACTGTCCTATAATTATCACAATAATCATAAATTTCTTCTTCTGTGTCTGCCATCAAATAATGGAATAAACCTTTATTGTCTTTTGCTTGTGCGAATACTTCCATTTAAAATCCTATTATCTTTTTAAAGATGAAGTAAACAAGTACACAACTTAATGCACCTATAACTGCAGTACTCTCTGCTGAAAGAATGCCTGTAAGGCATACTATACTAATAATTGTTGTTTGATATGTTTTTAAAAATTTCATGTTCTAACCATGTCTGCTAGGGCTCTTCCCCAATCTCTTATTAATGATTCTTTAGATATTTTTTCTCTATGCCAATGAGTTTTATATTTACCATTTTTTTGTCTGGTTTCATATCTAATATCTCCATTATTATATTTCGTTTCAATAACTCCATTATTTGCATGAATATATTTAAATCCTTTACCCCATTCCTCAGCTGCTTGTTTTAATCTTTGTCGTTCTACTTTATCTGTATATTGTGTCATAATTATTATTTATTGTTTTTAAATACCCCCTTTCTTTTAGAAAATTTCCCTACCCATTTCAAGAACTGATTTGAGTAGGGAAACGCGAGGTAATTCTCTTAAAACGCCTCCTCTGTATTATCCGGATCGGCGAATTCTTTAAACTCTATTTCATCTTCATCAGTTGGTGCTGGAACATCATCTGGAATTTCAATTGCTTCCGCATCAACTTTAGTGTAAAGGTCTAAAAATGTTGCTTTAGTTTCAGTATCAAATCTTGAAACACACATTTCAATTGCTTTCATTTTGTCTTTGAACATTGAGAAAGCTTGTGATATGTGAACTAACCTTCTTGTTGAGATCAATTCATCAATGGCTCCTTCAAAGAAAGATTTTCTGATAACATCTGCCCAATTCACAAGATTAACTACATAACCTTCTGGAGCTTCAATTTCTAATCTTTCAAATTCTTTAGTAAGAATTTTTTTCTCAATTGCGTTTGATGGATACTCTTGCTCCATTGTAATTGAGAACCTTTCCAAGAAAGCTTCATTTAAAACATTAGTCCCGATAAATCTTCCATCATCTGAACCTTTACCTTTTGTATTCGCTGTTGCGACTATTGTAAATCCTTTTTCTGGAGAGATATACTCACCAGTTTTTTTGTTAAGATATCCACTACCTTCAAGAATTGATTGGAGACACATAATTTTGTTTGACGCTAAATCAATTTCGTCAATTAAAAGAACAGCTCCTTTTCTCATTGCTTTGAGAACTGGACCTTCTCTGAAAACTATGTTTCCATCAACTAAAGTGTTGGATCCTATTAAATCATCTTCATCAGTTTCAATAGTAACATTAACTCTGTAACATTCTCTTTTGAGTCTCGCACAGACTTGTTCTACCATCATGGTTTTACCATTTCCTGATAGACCTGTTATAAAAACTGGGAAGAACAATCTTGATGTCAAGATTGATTTTAAATCTGTAAAATGTCCGAATGGGACATATTCTTTAACTGCTTGTGGAATAACTGTTACATCATTCATTAGAACATTTACCGAACCCACATTTGGGGCATTGACTGGTAAATCAACTACATTGTTTTGAACAGCGACTCCCGCTAGTTCAAGTGAATAAGTACCATGACCTACTCTATAATCTGGCTTACAAAGCCAAGATGGAAATGGACAACCTGTTTCAGCTGTTACATTTCTTATTTGAGAAGTTGAAAATTCAGACTGGCCTGGATAAACCGTAGCTGCTGCATCTATAAATTTCTCATGTTGTGCCGTAATTTTTATCATATTTTTTTCTCGCGTTTTTTCATTATGTACATAGTATAACAAAAGTGTACCTGCGGTTTCAAGTTTTTCTTCATACTGCCATTTGTTGAACGAACTTATTAAGTATCACTCTTTGATGCATTTTGTTATTTCCTGCTTTCACTAAAGCTCTCTTTAGTGCTCCTTTATTAGCTCCAACTTCTACTTGAAGTTCATCTTCATCATAGTTAAGTTCTAATTTCTTTTGATTGATGATAATTGATAAATCATAATTACCATCTTCATCTTCAAAAGTTGTTGCTAATTTATTAAATTCTTTTTTCTTCTCAGCTCCTTCATCTGTCCAACCGTCACATTCAACTCCTGAAAACGCTTCAACATCATAGAAAAATCTTCTACCATTTGATTTTGTTAAGAAGAACCCTATTGTTCTAACTTGTGCTGTTTCTCTTAACCATCTTAAAAGACCTCTTGTAGCGCCACGATAGCCGTCTAGTTTATGAACTTTATTGTATCTTCTATCAACTAAATGAGTTCCTCTTATACAACCATGGCTTTGACCATCTGTTAATGTTATGAAAGTTGTAATATCTAATCCATAATCTTTTTTAAAATCTTGTAAATAATCTCTCATACAAACTATTGAATGATCTAATGGAGTTCCACTCAAGTTTAATTTTCCTGGATATCTCCAATTTCTATCAAAATTTAATGAATGTCTATCATTACCGTAATAAGAATAATAATCCATGTGAAATCCTAATTCAAACCAATTTTCCATACTTCTTACAAAGTCTGAATTACTCATTTTTTCATTAAAGATTTCAAGAAGTTTTAAACTTCCTAAAGACCATTTATTTTCATCATCATCTTTAAAAGGATTTACACCAAAAGTTTTTTCATACTCTCTATTCCAATATTCATTTTCTAAAGCTTCTCTTTTTTTACCTTCAACTTTAATTCTTTTTTCATAATATTCTCTATGAAATAAATCATCTTCTTTATTTCTGTAGCTATCTGAAAAAGCAAACAGTCTGAAAGGTATTTGTAATCTTCTTGCAAACATTGAAAGTAATGCTGCTTGTTCTATTGTTGGTTTTACTGACCCACTCATGGATCCAGACCAATCAAGTATCATTACAACTCCATGATTTTTTCCATCTGGAACTACTTGTATTCTATTGAAAATATCATCTTTTAATTGATAAAGATGAAGTCTATCCATGTTAATTTCACCTGTTTTAGCTGACTGGCTTCTTCTGTAATCAGCAGCTGCTTTTTTCATTTCAAATTCTTTGACCATATAATTAATAATTTTTTTATTTTGGTCAATAAAGTCTTTAGTGTATTTGTGAATATTTGTTCTATCTAAATCTGAATCTCCAATTACTTCATCAATTTCTTTCCAAGGAACAATGTAATTATTGTATTTAATTTTTTTAGATAATTCATAATATTCTGGGTCTCTATCCCTGTAACTATCAGCATGTAAGTCACCTTCATTTTCTCTAAATTCTTCATCAGTTTTAGATTTATTTAATTCATCTTCTATTTGTTCTTCTGGAGATTTACCACCTTTTTTGCCACCATCTTTTGGTTCTGACTGTTTATTGCTCTCACCTTTTCCATCGTCAGAATCAGATTTTCCATCTTTTTCGTTATCTTCTTTTTCTTCATTTTCTCCTGTTCCAGTAGAAGAGCCTTCTTTTTGTTCTTCTTCTCCTTCTTCACTAGGAACTTCAATTTCTGTATTTCCTTCTGGATTTTCTTCTGCCTCAATTCCTAAATCTTCCATCAAGTCTTTAAGTTGATCTTGAGTCATTGATGATAATTTGTCTTTTGATTCTGCTTTTTGTTTATCAAAAAGTTCTTTTGCTAATGTCATAACTTCATCAAAAGTCTTTAAATTATCACATCTTTTAATATAGACTTTTTCTTCATCAGTAAATTCAACTCTTGCAAAAGAACCGACTTTATAATGAATGTTTATTTTGTCTATTAAATTTAAATCGTTAATGTCTACTTTATCAAGACCAAAGAAATTATCTTCATTTAATTCTTTATATCCTTGATAAAAAGACCTTCTTAAACCAGGATATTTCGCTTTGATTTCTTTTTCAATTCTAACATCTTCTATTACATTTAAATATCCTTTGAAAATTGGACCTAATTCACATACTGCATCGTGCCATCCTTCCATTGGAGTTTTTAATGCATGTCCAACTTCGTGTCCCATGAATAAGTCATACATTTCATTAGACATATCATGTTTTAGCATAGGACAAACTAATGTTCTACTTTTAACATCAAAATATGCTGTGGGGACTTTTTTATGTAAAACGGTAATATTCTCTGTTGCCATTAATTTGGCTAGAATATCTTTATTTGAATTTTGAATTGAAATCTCGCGTTTTCTCATTATGTACATAGTATAACAAAAGTGTACCTGCGGTTTCAACTTTATTTCATAAACTCAAACCAAGTAGTTAAGATATATTTGTCTGATTTAGAAGGATTTCCACAATGATAATAAGGAATTCCTGTTGGAAATACTGCTACTGCTCCATCTTCAGGTTCTATAGCTGTACCTGCCATAGGAAATACTGTTTCACCACTATCAAAAATTGTATTTAAATATACTATCACTGCAAGGTATTTTTGAACATGCTCTGGACCAGATTCTATATGAACAGCAGGGTACCCTTTATCATTACTAGAGTATTTCTGTATCTGTAATGATCTAAAACCCGTCTTAAATGCCGTAGATAGTGGTATATCTTGTGGTTTATAATCTTTATGACATAACTTATACATATCTTTTTCATATCTTTCACCTAAAGGGTGTAAATAATCAAAGAGTAAAGTTCTATATTGTTCTGCTTCTGATCTAGAATCACCCATCAATTGCAATTCAGTTGATTGCTTTCTATGATCATCTATTCTAAAAGTTATGCTATTTTCAAAAAACTCTATTAATTCTGTACATAAAATACCAGGAATAATATCTTTATATAATTTTATTGTATCTGATAAAAGTGAATTATTAGATTTTACTAATTCATAATGTAATTTCATAATGCCATCTTGGAATGTTTATTCACATACCAATCTTTTCCACGCCTTCTTGCCTTCTGGATTTTTCTAGCTTTTTCAAAAGCTAATCTTCTAGATAGTTCTCCGATTCTATCTGTAAATAGTATTCCATCTAAATGGTCCAATTCATGTTGAAATACTCTAGCTGTTAATCCTGTAGCTAATTGTCCTTCTTCTCTACCAAATTGATTATAATAAGATATAGCTACTTCTGCTGGTCTAACAACTTTAGCATAAACATCAGGTAATGATAAGCAACCTTCTTCCATTGTATTCATATTATCTGAAAAAGTTTTTATAACAGGATTAAAACAAATTTGACTTGATTCTTTTGTATCCCCTCTCATAACAAATACTCTATAATTATATCCTAATTGATTTGCTGAAAGGCCTAACCCGGAATTTTTCCACATAGCCTCTACGAGCTCTTTCCCGAACTCCTTACTATCTTTTTTGGGGTTTTCGAATGACCAAACTTCGGTTACTTTTTCTCGTAACTTTTTCACTTCTTTAATTATCATAATTTTATATTATTACTAATCCAATCATATATCCAACTATAAACAACATTGCCGCTATAACTGGATTCTCACACGCAAACTCCCACATTTGTATCCAGAAAGTTTTCACTTTTCTTCTCTCTCATTTCACACCACTCTTGAAAAATTTTGTGCTTTTTCAAACTCAATTACATTTCTAAACTTCTCATTCATGCTGTCGCCTTTATGACTTATGATAAAGGTGTTAGTATCATTTCCTAAAGTATTTAGTATCTTAAGGAATTCATCAGTTCCACCTTCATCAAGAGAGCTGTCAAACACTTCATCTAATATTAAAAGATTTGTATTTACTGAATTCTTCAACTTTGCTATTGCTCTCCATGTAAAGAGTAATGCCAAATCAATTCTCATTTTCTCACCTTCACTAAAAGATGAATAAGTAAATTGATCTCTGTATCTTGATTTAATCTGTTCACTAAATTCTTCATCAAGTTCGAACTGAACAAAAAATTCCATACTCGCTAAATATTTATTAATTAATTTATTCATAATCGGTAAATATTGACGAATAATTTTAGTTTTTATTCCACTATCTCTTAAAAGTATTTCTGCTAAATCAAAATAATGTCTTTTATCAACTAATACTTCTTCCATATTTTCTAATTGTTTATAAGCCTTGTTATATCTTTCAAGTTTTTCTTTATCATCTTTAGTATGTTCTTGAGCTTCTAATTC